TCGGTCACCTGTCGGATGAAGCCGGGCACGTCCAGGAGGTCGTCGGGCATCGGGCCGGGGTCGGACACGGACGGCTCGGCGGGCGGCGCGGCGTCGGTCTGGCCCACGATGCCGGTCAGGTCCACGGCAGACTCGTCGCCGCCGTAGCCCTCGGCCCGCAGTGCCCGTGCTGCCGCCGCGAAGTCGCCATTGTGCTCCAGGTGGGCATACACGGCGAACGGGGAGTACGCCTTGTTCGGCTCGAAGGGCGCGGCGTTGGAGGAGAACACGTAGAAGACGCGGTCCTTCAGCGTCGCCGACCATCCGGCCGTCTTGCCGGGCCGTCGCCAGTACTCATTCTCGCCCGCGCGGACCAGCGTCCAGCCGTGCTTGGCCAGGACGGCCCGGACGTCGCCCCGCGCCGCGAAATCGTCGCCAGGTCGCGCCAGGTTCGCACCCGACGCCGGAATCGGCTCGGGGGCCGGGACGTACTCGTTGAGCGCCCAGGCAGCGGATAGCAGGATGTCCCGCTCATCCGCCGTGAGTACCGGCAAGTTCGTGAAGTCCCCCTGGACGAGTTCATAGCCCGGCGATGGGGCACACAGGAACAAGCCGCCTTCGCCTCGCGTCTCGATGAGCGTGAGGAGCGCGTGCCAGCGATCATCGGCGTCCTTGCGAGGGACGTGCTTCTTACCGCCGATGGTCACCGGCTCGCCGTCGGGCGTCTCCACCCGCCGCTGCGCGAGCTTGAGGTTGCCGCAGACGACGTCGTGGTTGCGGTAGACGACATGCCTGCCGCCGGAGGGTGTCCGCTCGATGACCAGGCGCTCCAGCAGACCACCGGCGGCGTGCCTGACGGCTTCACACCACGGCTCGAAGAGTTCGCCGCCGGCATCAAAGTCCAGCATCTCCAGGTTGCCGCTCACCTGCCCGCAGACCAGGCACAAGGCCGAGTGGCCGTTGGAGAACCATGCCCGTACTTCGGCGGCGGTCGGCCGACGCTGCTGGTACGGCGACCAGGCGGCCACGGCGGGGCGCTTCTGCGCCCAAATGGACGGCAACACGCTCAGGCCGGCGGCGAGATAGGACTGGGCCGCTTGGATCATGGCTTGTGGTCTAGTTCTTGGAATGGCCTGTGGGGGTAGAGCGGACACTCAAGCACACGACATCTTGCTATATCGTGTCGCCACCACTGCTTGCATTGCAGGCAGAAACCTGCAATGGCTTCCTTTGCCAACCGACTTGTGCAAGCCCGCAAGTAGGTCTGGCGGTAGCTTTCTGGTATTCCATGAAGCTCTCTTTCCACAGCCTCCTTGCGGGGCCGGTCTAGCCGGGAAAGCCGTGCTCTTGAGTTCATTGGTTTGTTTTCCTCAAAAGGGTATGTCCTCGTCCGCCAGGGCCGACTCCGACTCGCCTGCGGGTTCCGCGTCATCCCATCCTGGTTCGCGGTAGAAGGGCTTCTCGCCCAGCTCGCAGCCGACGATGCGGTCGAACTCCTCGCCTGAGACGTGCCGCACGGTAATGCTCTTCGTGGGCGCAAGCGCCCCGCGCTGGGCGAAGTACACGGCCGTCTCGGCCGAGTCCGGCACGGGCAGGTCCGAGCGCCTTCGCCACCAAGCCTCAGCCTTGTGCCGCGCGTAGCCGGTGTGTTCAAAGCAGACCCATTCCGACTGCCAGCGCGAAAACCCGATGCGGTACTCGACCCGCATACTGCGGGGGTGGTCCTCGGGTGCATCCCGCTTGACGTGGACTGAGTATGCCACCTCCTGCACCGGGCAGGTCTCGACCGTCACCTTGCCGGACAGGACCGCCGCCGTGCTCGCCTGCGTGTCGTGCTCCTGGCGCTCGGGCGGCGGAAACGCGTAGCCGCACTGGGGGCAGGTCGCGTAGCCGGCGGCGATGAGGGCTAGGCACTCTGGGCACTTCTTGGCCGGGGCAACGCCCGTGCCCTTGCCCGGCTCCTTGATTCGCAGGTCGTCCACCGGCCCGTGGCGCAGGACGTTGCCGCCGTAGTCCAGGATGAGGCAGTTCGCCTTGCCCGGATGCAGCCGGAACCCGCGACCGCAGCACTGGTAGTAAAGGCCCGGCGAGTTGGTGGGCCGCAGGAGCGCCACGCAATCGATGTTCGGCGCGTCGAAACCGTGGGTCAGCACGCCGACGTTCACAAGGAACTTCAGCCGCCCGGCGCGGAAGTCCGCGATGGTTCGGGCACGCTCATCAGACGGCGTCTCACCGAAGACGGTGGCCACCTGGCCGCCCATGCGGGCGAGTTTCTCGGCGACGTGGCGGGCGTGCTGGACTCCGCTGGCGAAGACGAGGACGCTCTTGCGCTCGCGCGTCTGCTCAACGATCTCAGCGCACGCGGCCTCCACGCGTGCGGCTTGGTCCATCAGGGCCTCGACCTCGTCGGCCACGAACTCCCCGGCCCGGACGTGCAGGCCGCTGGTGTCCAGGTCCTCGCGCGTGCCCTTGGCGACCAGGGGGCACAGATACCCCTGCACGATGAGCTCGCGCACGGTCACCTCGTAGCAGACCTTGTTCAGCAGGTTCTCCGGCGCGCAGATCGTGCCGGTGGTCATGCGAAACGGCGTCACCGTCAGGCCGATGAGGCGCACGTTTGGGTTGATGGTTTTCGCATCCGCCAGGAACGTGCGGTACATCCCCTCGCCGTCCGGCGGCACCATGTGGGCCTCGTCGATGAGCACCAGATCGAAGCGCCCCAGTTCCTTTGCCCGGCGATAGACCGACTGGATGCCCGCGACGATGATAGGGTGGTCTCGGTCGCGCCTCTCCAGGCCCGCCGAGTAGACGCCGATGCGGTGCCAGAGGTCGTGGGCCAGGGCGTGGAGTTTGTCCACTGCCTGCTCAAGAAGTTCCTTCACGTGGGCCAGGATGAGCACCCGGCCGTCCCACCGGGCGACGGCGTCGCGGCAGATGGCGGCCATCACCGGCGTCTTGCCGCCCGCGGTTGGGATCACCACGCACGGGTTGTCATCTCGCGTGCGCAAGTGCTCATAGACCGCCTCGACGGCCTCCCGCTGGTATGGCCGCAGCGTGATGGACGGCGACCCCGTCGGCGGACTGAGCAGCGCCTGCGTCATGCCGCCACCTCCGTACCGTCGGGCAGGATGCAGCGGTCGTCCATGATGGGAATGGTGTAGAGCGTGTCGCTGCGCCGGCCGAGGTAGCCCAGGATGAAGGCGTTGACCCACTCGACGGGCCGGCCGGTGCCATAGAGCGGGATGGGCCGACACAGGCAACCGGCGCTGCGGGCCTCGATGACGCGCCCGGGGAACCAGATGTTCTGGACGATGGACGCGTCGGCCCGGTGAGTGTGGCCGTGGATGACGCTCTTGCCCTGGCTGACGGCCAGATGGTTCTTGGTGGCGTGGCGGGCGTAGGACCAGCCGTGGACGGCGATTATGCGCGAGTTGACGCGGTAGTGCGGATACCGCCCGTCGGCCGAGCCGTAGGGGACATAGACGCACTTGCGCCCCCGCGTGAGCTGCACGCGCGGCGCGAGCATGGAATACGCGCCCCGGCCCTCAGCGGTGGCCGCCGCCCAGCGGTCCAGGCGATACTCGTGGTTGCCCTCGATCACAACGAGCCGTGTGCAGACCTTCTGAAGGCGGTCCAGGAGGGCCCCGGCCTCGCGGAGGTCGTCGAGGTACTCGGTCTGCGGCACGCCGTAGGTCGGCAGGTGCGGCGAGAACTGCCCGCAGTCCAACAGGTCGCCCAGGCAGACGACCAGGTCCGGCCGGATGCGCTCGGCCGCGCGGCAGAAGACCTCCACGGCCCGGCGGTTGTGCTGGGGGATATGCAGGTCGCCGAAGGCGAGCATGGTTTTCGAGCCGCGCTTGGCCATCTACTCCTCCCCTGTGACCATGGCCGCGGTGCGGGCGTACCCGGCGATGTCAACGAGGTTGTCGCGCTTGTGGCGATGTGCCTGGCGGGCGAGCTTGACGGCAATGAGGCACAGCGGCACGTCCGTCGCGGTGATGGCCGCCCCGTCGCGGAGCTTGGCGGCCAGGATGCCGTTCCACATCAAGGCCGTCCGGGCGAAGTCGTCGCGCGGGTGTCCGTAGTCGGCTTGGCGGCTGCCGTTGGTCAGGCCCTTGGCCTCGTCAAGGATGGATTCGGTTGTGCCTTCGCTGGAGGGCGGCGAACCATCGCAGACGGCGGTCAACTCCACGCGGGCATCAGGCGCGCCGATCAGTGGCGCGAGCATGGCCACGTCGATTGTTTTCAGGCCCATTTCGCGGGCCAGGAGGTATTCCGCCTTCGCCCCGCGCCAGCCGGGCAGAAGCGCGATGGCGTCGCATTCGATCAGGGCCGCCACGTCGGCCCGCATGTAGTCGGCGCGGGGCAGGTCCGTCCGGCCGCCGAAATTCTCGGCGGGGTTCACCACGTCCCAGCCAGCGGCCTTGAGGCGCTGGGCGGCTCGGTGGAAGGCGTCGAAGTTGTGGCCGGGATACCCCGTCATCGGCCCGGCCAGATAGATGCGCTCTGGTTTGCCCATGGTTCAGTTGTCCTCCGGGTTGACAGCGGGCGTGTTCGCAGGATCTGTGTTCAATGGCATCACCTGACGCTTGGCCAACAGACGGCCTTGACGCCTGCATTCGCGGCACTCCCGTCCGATGCCAAGGGGGCTGCGCTTGCGCCGCCCGAACTCAGAAAAGGCCTTGATCTGACCGCAGTAAGAGCAGATCTGGCAGTCGGTACTGCTGTCCTGGCCGATGCCCACGAACAGCCGCGGGTGGTCTTTGACGATTTCCCAGTCCAGCCGGCGGATGGCGAACCAACGGTCGTCGATGCCGACGGCGTCCTTGACGGCGTCGCAGACCAGGTCCACGACGTTGACCGCGTCGCCTTTGTGGTTGGGCTTCTGGACGAGAATGTCGACCCAGACCTTGTTGTGCGCGACGTGGATGCAGTGCAGAGCGGCACGCAGCGCATGGGTTATGGCCGTCCGCATTTGCCGGGCCTCACGGCGTAGTGCCAGGTGCCCGCTTCGGCGCATCGTGTAGATGTGGTTCTTGGACGCCGACCAACTGAAGGGCACGGCAATCCTCACGTTCCAAAGAAGGTCCACGCTGGTGGAGTCAAGCCATGCGATGTTGCTTGCCGCAGCTCGACTTGTCGCCACGCCGGCATCCCGCGCCAGCTCCTTCTGCTGATTGACGTCCCGTATCCTTCGCCGGACTTGTTCCACCGATGGCGGATTGCGGCGTGCCCAAAGCCTCTTGCGCACCAGGTCGCGCCGCTCGGAACACTCCGGGCAGTACTTCTGCGTCGGCGACGTTCTCGCCACGTCGCGATTGCAGTCCTGACACCGTAAGACCTGATTCACGTCCCTCTCTCCAAATCATCCCACGACAGCCTCCGTCGGTCGGGCGGGAAGGCGTCCATCGCCAGGGCGATCCGCCCGTCCGCCGGGGGCTTCCGCGGCCCGCCGCCTCCCAGGAGGGCACAGGCATGACGGCGATACGCCCGTCCCTCGCGGCTGACCAATGTGCGGAACCCCACGTTGCGGTAGTAGCAGTTGACCGTGGGCGGCCAAGGCAGTTCCACCAGCGTCATCCGCGCCTCCACGGCGGCGTCGGGTTGGGGTTCTGAGCGGGCTTCGCCCCGTCGGCGGTTTCCCGCTTGGCGAAGCCCCGAATCTCGTTTCTCGTTTCGCCGTCGGCGTCGGTCTTCTGCTTGACGGTGATGCACAAAGGCAAGTTGTGGAGTTCGCAACTGTCCTTCGGCTGCATGACGCCGACCGCGCGGCAGATGGCCGAGAGTTCCGAACGGGCGATCTTCACCGTCAACGGGTTGGGGTTGTCCAGGTTCAACCGCTCCCAGATGAGCCGCCCCTTGTGCGGCCCCTCGATGACCTGGAAGGTGAGTTCCAGGTACGCGCCGTTGCCGCTGCGGGTCGGCTTCATCTCCGATGCCGTGACGACGGCGACGTACTTGCCCGCCGGCAGCGGCTCGAAGTCCGTCGTCGGTTCCACTTGGTTCGCGTCGAATCCTTGCAGGTTAGCCATGGGCCTTGCCTCCGTTCTTATTGGCCGTGGCGCTCGGGGTCGTGCTCGTCAGGTATTGGGCGTAAGCGTTCCAGTCGAAAGGCAGTTCTTCGGGTAGGCCCAGCCGATTCTTCGCCACGTGTGCCGGGCGCTCGGTCGTGCGCATGATCCGTTCTCCTGAACCGATGCCCTGGGTTCGCGTCTGACTGAAACCTTCCTCGAGCCTCTTGGTGTAGACCTTGTAGGTGGCAAAGAGGACTTCGTCGCACCATTCCTGCACGACCTGCGAGGCGAGCTTGTGCAGGCGAGGCACGTAGCGGTCGTAGCTCTCCGTTTCCGGGTTCTCAAACCGCTCGATCTTGGCGTGTGCGATGAGCAAGACCATCATGCCCCGCTCGTTGCGCAGGGCGTTCAGCCCTTCCAGGAACTCCCGCCACTGGGTCAGGGCCAGGACGTACCCCTTGGCATAGGGAATGTCCTCGATGCTCTCGACGCCGCGCTTTCGGCAGACCTCCGCCCAGATAAGCCGTTCCAGCCAGTCGAGCGAATCCACCACGACCGTCCGGTAGGGGTGCTTTTCCGAGTAGAGTTCGGAAATCGACTCGATGGCCTGGTCAAACGTCTCGGCCAAGGGGAACCGGTCGCAGTCGATCTCCCCCAAACCGTCCTCGGTCTGGATGAAGATGGGCTTGGGGGCCATTGAGCCGAATGTTGACTTGCCCACGCCGTGCACCCCGTACAGCAGCAGTCGATGCGGCGCGGGACGTTTGCCGCTGTGTACTTGTCCCAGGAGCTTCATGATCGCGTTCCTTTCTCTTGCAAGTGACCGAAGACTCGATTCACGCCCGGCATGTCCGCCGGATTACGGGCGTCAAGTTGACGGGCGAGCGGGCACAGGGAGTCCCAACCGGGCGGCCCGAGGCCCGGTCACGCCATCCCGCCCGCCCGTCGCATCGTCAATGCCTGCCATGCCTTGTTCCGGCGAGCCTTGCCTCGCCACGCCCCGCCAAACCTTGCATTGCCTTGCCATGTTGGGCCACGCCTGCCAGACCTCGCCATGCCACACCACGCATCGCCCCGCCCAGCCACAACCGGGCCACGCCACGCCATGCCTGCCATGCTCAGACTCGCCGTGCGATATCATCCTCCGCCGCGCCGAGCCTTGTCGCCTGGGCTACGTGCCCGCCCCCATCGGCACCAGCGCGTCAATCGCCTCGAACAGCGCCGCGAACTCCGCCAGGTGCGCATACCGCCTGCGCCAAGCGGTCAACTCAGCCCGGGCCCGCCGAAGCACCTGTTCGCGGAGCGCCTCATCCCGCATCGCCTCGCAAACGTGCGTGAAGGCGCGGGGCCCGCCCGGCGATTCCTCGATGCACACGAAGGCCCGCACCGGCTCGAACGGCCGGTCGCTTTCCTCCGGGCAGACGACCACGGCCCGGATGAGATAGTCCGCCTGGTGGAGGCGGTACTTCTTGGCCGCCTCCGCGTCGTCCCACTCGAAGTAGCCGTGCAGGGCGCTTTCCGGTTCCCATGCGGCCTCTACCACGGCCTCGGGCCGAAGCCGCCCGTCGTGCTTCCGGCGGATGTCCTCCAGGGTCTCGCCGACCCTCTGCGGGTCGCCGTTGAGGCGAAAACCGTCGCGGAACCGATAGATCATGGGCGAGCCTCCTGGGCTATTCACCTTGGCGGGCGACGTGAAACCGTCCGCACTGACCGTCTCGCTGTGGCCGATGCTCGCCGACGCCGATGGCGAAGCCGGCCGTCTCGAAGAGGTTCACGATCTGCTCGGCGCTGATGACGTTGGCGTTGTAGCGGATGGGCAGCCGCACGCGCCACGCCCGGAACTCGGCGCGGTAGCGGATGTCGGCAACGCCCATCGCCAGTCGCACCATGTCCTCGCGCGGGGTGGGCGCGCCCTCGACCCGCACCAGGTCGCCGTCGATGTGGAAGGCTCCCCGCGCGGCGACCTTGGTCATGCCGTCCACGTGCGAGCAGGCGTCAACCGCCACCGCCTTGAAGGCGATGGCGGGAAAACCGAACTGGCCCTTCTGGACGTCCTCGAGCGTGGGCGAGGCGGGCTTCGGCGAATACCAGTACAGCGAGTCGATGAAGTCCTGCTCGGGGCTCTTGGCCTCCTTCTTCGGCATCGCCTTCTTCATCTGCTTGTCGAGCATCATCTTCTTGGCCTTGTCGCTCCACGCGTGCACTACCAGGGGCGAGTCGCCAATCAGCACCACCTCCAGCGACTGGATGTTCATCGGGGGGATGGTGATTTCCGTCTGTCGGATTGCCTTTGCCATGCTTGGGCCTCCTTCCAAAATGAGTTCTTTTCGCCCTTCATCTGCCGGACCTGTCCGCCTGCCATGCCTGCCAAGCCTCGCCCAGCCAAGCCACGCCGCACCCCGCCAAGCCTCGCCTAGTGCCGTTTCCAGTTGACCAGTTGCGCGCTCATCGTGCCACTCATGCTGCCTTCCTGCAATGACGGCGATACGAATTCCAACTCTGGAGACTGATCTGACGAGTGCCGTTCCGCCAAG